ATATTAGATAATGGAACTGCTTATCCACGAGATGTTTTTCTTGAAGATGAAGACGGAAGCACTGGTACAGCTAAAGTAAGATTAAATCTTTGGCATAACAGAAGCACTGAACAAACTTATGCTGAATGGTCATATATTGTAGGCACTGGTTCTGGTTATACAAATAACGAAATAGTTGTTATTCCGAGAATAGATATTGATCCAAGTGATGATGACTCAGATGTTGTTCTTCCAGCTCAAAGATTTACAGTTACTGTAGAAGGTTTTGATCGTATCCCTGTTGAAGGTATAGAGTTAAATTCTTATGATGCTGCTGCTGATCATTGGTTATTTAATGGAGATCAATCAAGTCATTTAGATGGGCCAGAGCATGAAATTGTTTACTGTAATGAAATAGTAGAAGATACAAGTTCTACATATAACGATTTAGCGTATGCAGCATTACAAATAGATAGTTCAAAAGAATGGACAAACTTTAGTCAGTTTTCTGCTTACATTAAAAAAGGAATAAAAGTTCATCGTTTAATAGAAAATTCAGATGGCCCAACACATTTATTTCCAGATATTGCGTATGCGTTATTAACTGATGAAACAATAGGAGCAGGATCAATTATTAATACAAATTCTGTAAATGATGCAGATATGAAACTTGCAGCACAATTTTGTAAAGCAAATAAATTATTTTGGGACGGAATGATCTCAAATAAAGTTAACTTAAGAGAATTTATATTTGAACAAGCTACTTATTGTTTATTAGATTTTACAATTATTGGAGGTAAGTTTAGTCTTAAACCTTCTGTTCCATATAAAGGCGGTAGTTATGAAATTGATCCAGATCAAGCTATTAAAATTAATGCATTATTTACTGATGGAAATATTAATGACTTAAATGTTTCTTATCTTGCTCCAGAAGACAGGCAAACATTTCAAGCAAATATTTTATATAGACACGAAACAATAAATGGTTTTACAGAAACAAAATCAATTGTAGTTAAATTAGCTGGAAACAATCACAACAATGATCCTGTTGAAACTTTTGATTTAAGTGGTTTTTGTACAAGCGAACAACACGCTAAAACTTTTGGTAAATATGTTTTAAGTGTAAGAGAAAAAACAACACATTTAATTACGTTTAAAACAGCTCCTCATTATATAGAAGGATTAAAACCAGGGGACTATATAAGAGTATTTTCAACAACGCAGCATACAAGTAGATTTAATAATGGAGCTATTCTTGAAGGAGGTAAAGTTGTAAGCAAAGACACTATTACAGGTTCACATAATATTTATTATTGGAACTCAAACGAAGATGAAGTTCAATTTGCTACAAACGTAAATTTCAATAGTTCAAATGTGTTAGCTGCTTATGCTGGATCGTTGTTTACTATTCGAGAAGACGAAAAAACCAATCAATGTTATAAAGTTGAAAGTATTACATTTGGAGATGACGGTTTGATTGAACTATCAGGTTCTCATGTACCTTTAATTGATATTGGCAATGGAAAAGATGGCAAATTAGCTATATTAAATGGATGGAATAGTAACGGACGTTTCGCTTTCGCTTAAAAAACAATGGCAACAGCACAACCACAGACATTCCCAGAAATAAAACCAAGTTCTAGAAGATATTCTCCTGGGACGTATCCAAGTACAGATTTTGAATCATTAGATGGCACAAAGACACATTTACGTTTTGGTAATAAACGAGTTAATGCAACATTGACTCTAGGGTTTTCAAATATTACTGACAGTCAGGTTGGGCTGATCTTGGAAAATTACGATAATGTTAATTCTGATTGGGATTATGTAAAATTCAGCTCAGCTAACGGGACAGCAGGAATTGTTGACCCTGATTCAGGTAATTTTTTAACTAAAGAAATTGAAGGAGATGACAATACAGGAAGAACGAGATTAGGGTTAAAGTGGCGTTATTCTGGGCCTCCTTCTGTTACAAGTACCTTTAAAGGTTTGAGTAATGTGAGTTGTAGTTTTGTCGCTTGTCTCGATTCACCGTAGAATAAACGCAATGTTTTTGATTTAGGGCTGTGGCGAAGTATTTCAGTGGCAAAGATGGGAAGCTGTATGTAGGAGGAACTAATGTTGCTCAACTACAGAACTGGAGTTTTTCACAGTCAATGTCTGTACTTGAAATCACAGCAATGGGTGATACAGACAGAACATTGAAACCAGGAGTTAGAAGTTATTCAGGTAGTGCAAGAGCTTATTACTATACCGCTACTGCTGCTGGTGCTCCTAACGTAACTGATTTATTAACAGCAGCTATAAAAAGTAGTGGAACAGAATCAGACAAAGTTACGTTAAAACTTAGATTAGAAGAAGTATCAGGTTCAGATACAAATGCAAGAGATATTGAATTTAGTGCTTATGTCACATCAGTTTCTATGAGTAGTTCTGTAGGAGAAATTTCATCTGTTGATTTTAATTTTGAAGTTGATGGTGCTCCAAGTGTTGACACTATTTCTACTTAATTGTGGCTGTTTATTTTGGACAAAATGGCGAGGTAGAGATTCGTAGAGATACGTTGTCATCTCCTATACAAACCAAGTTAGATCCGCATGATGTAAATACAACAACTAAAAGATTTTCAATTGATCAATTTTCTAGTTCGTTGATTACTGGAGATCGTGTAGAGATTGCGACAGTTGATAAAAGCACATTAGAACTTGTAAATGGTCATAATCATCCAGATGGGAATTGGTATGTTTATGTTGATAAGATGGGTGGAATTAGATTATTTACTACGTTTGCGGCTGCAATAACAGGAAGACAATCAGATGCTTTAACACTTGTTACTCCTAGTGCTGCTAAAGAAGTAACAATCCAAACTGTTAACTCTAGATTTAGACATTTAGCAAGAGTACAAGATTTTGAAATTACTACAAATAGAGATCAAATCGACTTAACTCCTCTAGGTGCTCAGTTTAAAAAACAATATGAAGCAGGTTTAATTAGTGGTCAAGGAACTTTAAGTTGTTTATGGGAACACAGTTCAGAGTTGGCTGAGAATACTGCTGTTCAAGATCCAGAATTTCCTTTTTATCTTGCTCAATTAATTATTCGTCTTCAGCAAGGAGCTGATTTTGATGGACGTTTTTATATCTATAAAGATTCAAATACTTCTCTTCATACTGTTTGGTACGAAGCTAAGTGCGTTGTAACAAATGTTGCTGTTAGTGTTTCTGCGAGCCAAGAAATAACGACAAGAATTGAGTTTATAACGAACGATGTTATTACTTTAAATACAGGAGCAACACCTGGATACTTGTTACAGGAAGATGAATATAAAATTCTTCAGGAAGATCAAAGTCCCATATTGCTCGATCAGCCGTAATATATAAGCATTGGTTCTTAGTTAAGGGAAATGCCTGATCTTGAAATTAGTAATCTGCCAGCGTTAGCAGAAGCAGGTGTAGCAGCGACAGATCCATTAGCCATTGCAGATATTAGTGCTAGTGAGACAAAAAAGGTAACAGTTAAAGATCTTATTGAGGCTGGTGTTGCCTTGATTGATGCAGCTTCGATCCCTGCTGCAAAAGTAGGAACATTAGGAACAGATCAAGTTGCAACTGGAGCGATAGTTGATGGAGCAGTAACAAATGTAAAACTAGCTAATTCAAGTATTTCTTTAGGCGGTGTATCAATAGCTCTTGGCGGTACAGATGCGACTCCTGCTTTTAATCTTGCCGATGCAACTGGATATACAACAGCAAATTTAAGTGGAACGATAAGCAATGCCCAGTTAGCAGGATCAATAGCTAATAGTAAACTTGCTAATTCTTCTGTATCTCTTGGAGGAATTTCAGTAAGTCTTGGTGGAACGGATACAACTCCAGCTTTTAACCTTACAGATGCAACTGGATATAAGACCACAGAGCTTGTAGGGACAATAACTAATGCACAGTTAGCAGGATCAATTGATGTATCAAAATTAGTTGGTTCAACTATTTCTCTTGGTGGGATTACAATTGCTCTTGGTGGAACGGATGCTACACCTGCGTTTAACTTAACTGACGCTACTGGGTATCCGACTTCTTCTTTAGTTGGCACAATAACTAATGCACAGTTAGCAGGTAGTATTGCAAATGCTAAATTAGCAAATTCTTCCGTAACATTAGGTGGTGTAAGTATTGCGTTAGGAGCTTCAGATGCCACCCCTGCTTTTGATTTAACAGATGCAACTAATTATCCTGCATCTTCTTTATCAGGGACAATTACAAATGCTCAACTTGCAGGATCTATAGCAGTTTCTAAGCTTGCTTCCTCTAGCGTTTCTTTTGGTGGAGTAGCTGTTTCTCTTGGTACGGCTGACGCTACACCTGCATTTGACTTGCAAGATGCTACAGGTTATCCAACTTCAGCATTAACTGGAACAATTACTAATGCACAATTAGCAGGAAGTATTGCAGCTACTAAATTAGTTTCAGGAAGTATAACTTCGACTCAATTAGGAGCAAATTCTGTAACAGATTCTGAGCTTGCAAACAACGCTGTAGATACTGGAGCTGTTCAAAATGGAGCAATTACAAACGATAAAGTTGAAACATCTACTAATTCAACAACAGGTTTAGACGGTGCTACAAAAATTAGAGATGCAACTATTACACCAGCAAAATTAAATACTTCTAATCTTGATCGTTCATTAAATGTAGCTAGTGGCAATCTTGGGATTAATAATGCTGTTAGTGGGGGAGCCTCTACACGATCTGGAATCAGTTATAACGCAGAGGGTTTAATCACTGGAACGGTAGCTCTTGCAGCTAGTGATTTACCCAAATCTACAACTTCAGCAGTTGGAGGTGTTTCTGTAGGGGCTGGTTTAAGTATTACTGGTGCTGGTGCATTATCTATTACAAACAGCATTACTGCTAATACTGCTGGTGCAGTAAAAGTTACATATAACGCTCAAGGGCAAATTACAGGTAGCTCTACTCTTGCTGCTGGAGATATACCTACGGCTACAACATCAGCTAAAGGTGCAGTACAAATCACCTCTGGAGGTGGTTTAAGTGTTGATGGATCAGGAAATCTTACGACTTCAACAAGTGGGGTTAATGCTGGAACGTATCAATCGGTTGTTGTTAATTCAAAAGGTGTAATCACATCGGGTGCAGGATTAACAGAAAGTTTAATCCCTAATCTTTCAGCAAGTAAAATAACAAGTGGAAGCATAGATGCTGCAAGGATTGGAGCCGATACGATTGACGGTACAAAATTAAGTAATTCATCAACAGCAGTATTCCAATCAATTGCTCAAAGTGGTTATCCAACAGCACAATTTAATGGTCAAATATTATTCGATACGGTTTCTGAAGATGCGTTTATTTGGGATGGAAACGCTTGGCAAGCAATAACCACATTAACGAAAGGCTCCTTGGTCTTTGGTGGAAATTTCAATGCAAATACCAGCAAAATGACAGCTTGTACCACCGCAGGATTAGCGGCTGGTTTAGCTGTTGGAAGTAATTTACCTACACCTTCAGCTACAACAGATGGTCTATATGTTGTGGTTGATACTGCTGGAACGCCTTCAGCTCCAGCTCCAGTTGTTGCTTTCTCACCTCCTGACTACATTCTTGGAGTTACAAATAGTACTGGTTCATCATGGAATGAGATTGATTTATCTCAAACAGTTGCAGGTCAGGTTGCAAGCAATATTACCTTTACACCTTATGGACAGCTATCTAGCACAAACGTCCAAGACGCAATGCAAGAGCTTGAGACAGAAAAGATGGGCTTTGCTGGTGGAACTGTAAGTGGTCAATTATTGATAGGAAATACTGGAAGTCTTGCTTTTGAAGGAAGTACAGTTGATGCTTATGAATTAACTCTTGCTGTTGCCGATCCACAAGGAAGTGATAAGACGATTACTTTCCCAGATGTAACAGGAACAGTTGTTACTACTGGTGACACTGGAACTGTTACCAGTGCGATGCTGGCTAACGGAACAATATTAAATGTTGACATAAATGCTTCTGCTGCAATTGCACTTAGCAAATTACAAAATGTCACTGCTGCTCAAATTATTGTTGGTAACGGATCAAACGTCCCAACAGCAGTAGCAGTTACAGGAGACATAAGCATAAATAATGCTGGCCTGACAGCAATTGCAAGT